GGCGAAACGCACCTCGCGCGGGCGGATCGACCCCCTGATCGAGGACAGTCCGGCGCTGAAGGAACGGGTGCAGCCTGCCCGTTCGCGGGATGCGGGCAATTCGATGCTGTCCAAGGAATTCCCCGGCGGCATCCTGGTGCTGACCGGCGCGAACTCGGCCACCGGCCTGCGCTCGATGCCCGCGCGGTATATCTTCCTCGACGAGGTCGACGCCTATCCGGCCTCGGCCGACGAGGAAGGCGATCCGGTCACCCTGGCTGAAGCGCGGACGACGACCTTCTCGCATCGGCGCAAGGTGTTCATGGTCTCAACGCCCACCATCCGGGGCATCAGCCGGATCGAGCGCGAGTTCGAGGCATCGGACCAGCGCCGCTATTTTGTGCCCTGCCCGCATTGCGGCGCGATGCAGTGGCTGCAGTTTGAACGCCTGCGCTGGGATAAGGACCGCCCTGACACCGCAGCTTATCATTGCGAGGGCTGCGAAAAACCCATTGCCGAGCATCACAAGACGCAGATGCTGGAGCGCGGTGAGTGGCGGGCGACGGCTGTGTCCGCCGACCCGCATTCCATCGGCTTCCACCTCTCGGCACTCTATTCACCGCTGGGCTGGAAAAGCTGGCAGCAGATCGCGCGGGACTGGCTGGCGGCCCAAGGCTCGGAAGAGATGCTGCGCGCCGCGCGCAACACGCTGCTGGGCGAGACATGGGTCGAGAGCGGCGACGCGCCGGAATGGCAGCGGCTGGCGGAACGGCGGGAGGCTTACGCCGACGTGCAGATCCCGGCTGGAGGTCTGTTCCTGACCGCTGGCGTTGATGTGCAGAAGGACCGCATCGAGGTCGACGTCTGGGCCTGGGGGCGTGGGCTGGAAAGCTGGCTGGTCGACCACATCGTCATTGCCGGTGGCCCCGACGATCCGTCCTGCTGGGACAAGCTGACCGCCCTGCTGGGTCGGACGTGGGTCTGCGCGAACGGCGCTGTAATGGTGATCGGCAAGCTGGCAATCGACACCGGCTATGAGGCCCCGGCAGTCTACACTTGGGCGCGGGCGCAGGGGTTTGATCAGGTCGCACCGGTCAAGGGCCTCGAGGGCTTCAACCGCGCGACGCCGGTGTCGGGCCCGACCTTCGTCGACGCGACCATCGGCGGCAAACGTCTGCGCCGTGGGGCCCGGCTCTGGTCGGTGGCCACCGCGACGTTCAAGACCGAGACGTATCGCTACCTGCGGCTTGAGCGGCCCTCGGATGAAGACCGTTCGCTGGGCGTCCTCGACGCCCCCGGCACCGTGCATCTGCCCGACTGGATCGACACCGAATGGCTCAAGCAACTGGTGGCCGAACAGCTGGTCACCGTGCGCAACAAGCGCGGTTATGCCCACCCTGAATGGCAGAAGGTGCGTGAGAGGAACGAGGCGCTTGATTGCCGGGTTTATGCCCGCGCGGCCGCGTGGATCATGGGCGCGGATCGCTGGGACGAGGCCACATGGCGACGGCTTGAAGAACAGGCCGGGGTCGAGACACGCCCGCCAGTCGCCCCGGCTACTGTCGAAGGCATGGCCTCGGAACCGACGACGCCCACCCCGCCAAAGGCGGGAACACCAACAACGCCGCGGCGCAAACGCCGGGCCTACACACCGAACTTCATGAGGGACTGAGATGGATCTGGAACGGATGCGCGCACTTCTGGCGGCCCTGCAGGAGGCGCGCTACGCAGGCGTCCGCTCGGTCAGCTATGACGGCAAGACCATCACCTATGGCTCGGACGCGGAACTGGCGAACGCCATCAACGATCTGGAAACGCGGATCGCCAGCGCCACCACTGGCACCCCGCGTCGCAGGCGTTGGGGCACCGTGGCCTCGAAGGGCCTGTGATCCATGGCGTTTGAGGCCTTCCGCCAGCGCATCGGGTCGATCATCGGCGGTTTCGATGCCGCACAGGCCCATCGTCGCCTGCGCGGCTTCCGCGCCAGCCGTGCCCATGTAAACACTTTGATCGCGGCCTCCGGCGACACGATCACCGCCCGCGCCCGCTGGCTGGTCCGGAACAACGGCTATGCGGCGAACGCGGTGGAAAGCTTCGCCAGCAATGTCGTCGGCGATGGGATCAAGCCCTCGTCGACGATCGCTGATGCCACAAAGAAGGAAGAGTTGCAGGCGCTGTGGCTGGCATGGACCGATGATGCCGACGCCGAGGGTCTGACTGACTTCTACGGGCTGCAGCGGCGGGCCGCGCGCGAAGTGTATCTGTCGGGCGAAGTCTTCATCCGCATCCGGCCTCGCCGGGCCGAGGACGGTCTGACCGTGCCCATTCAATTGCAGATGCTGCCTGCCGAGATGCTGCCGCTCGACATGAACCGCACCTTGCCCGGCGCTGGGCTGATCCGTCAGGGCATCGAGTTCGATGGCATTGGTCGGCGCGTGGCCTATCACTTCCTGCGCCGCCATCCCGGTGACATGACCGACCCGGGGCTTGCGGGCGAGACGACAAGGGTGCCCGCGTCAGAGGTGATCCATGTCCTCGACCCGGTCGAAGCAGGTCAGCTGCGCGGCGTATCGCGATTTTCCGCCGCGATCGTGAAGCTGTTCACGCTGGACCTCTATGACGATGCCGAGCTGGAGCGCAAAAAGATCGCGGCGATGTTTGCCATGTTCATCACCTCGCCCGCCCCGGAAACTCCGCTGGAACCGACCGAGGAGGATCTGGAAGTTGAACCCGGCCAGGTGGTGCGGCTCGATCCCGGCGAAGATGTCTCGACGCCCGCCACGCCGGACTCCGGCGGCACCTTTGAGCCATTTCAATACCGAACCCTGCTGCAGATCGCGGCGGCGCTGGGCATCCCCTACGGCTATCTGACCGGCGACACAGCCAAGGGCAACTTCTCCAACACGAGGATTTCGCTGATCGAATTCCGCCGCCGGATATCAGCATGGCAGCATGGTGTGCTGGTGTTCCAGCTGTGCCGCGCGGTCTGGGTGCGCTGGATGGACACCGCCGTGCTGTCAGGTGCGTTGGACCTGCCGGGTTACGACCTGCAGCGGCGACAATATCAGGCCTGTGCCTGGTTGCCGACCAAATGGGACTGGATCGATCCGATGAAGGACGCCTCGGCCGAGATCCTGCAGATCGAAGCGGGCCTGAAATCCCGCACCCAAGCCCTGTCCGAACGCGGCTACGACGCCGAACAGGTTGATCGCGAGATCGCCGCTGAGCGCAAACGCGAGCTGGCGCTGGGCCTCGATTTCCGCCAGCCGGGGTCCCCGGCGCAGGGACCATCAGGCAAGGAGGACGACAACAGAAGCGACAAGGAGCAGGAAGAGGAAAAACCCGAAAACGGGGACGCGACGTGAAGTCCTCAGGTTTCGAGCAGCTCCACGCCCGGGATCTGAGCCGCCTTCCGGTCAAAGGTCACCAGCGGCACTGCATCCGCCCGGCGCGCGGCTGCGGCGATCATCAGATCGGCAAACCCGAAGCCGCTCTCCCGGTACTGCAGGACGGCACTGCCGGTGTCATCGGCAAGCTCGACCTCGATCTCGGTGGCCGACAGCAGGCCTTCGAGCGCACCGGCAACTTCGGCACGGCTGAAGCCATAGGCGCGTTCCAGCACCCAGACGAGTTCCACCATGACCTCGCGGCTGATAAACCCCGGATCGCTTTGGCGAAGCCCGTCCATGAACTGCGTGGCGGCACGCGCCTGATCGGGATCGTCCCTCGTCAAAAACCGCACCAGCACATTCGTGTCGATGGCGATCACGAGCCGGAGACCCCGGAGGCCCCGCCGGCGATGGCGTCGTCCATTTCCTCGAGGCTGACGGGTTTCCGGCCCGGTCGGTGGAGCATGCCGGCAAGGTCACTGACCGGCCGGACCTTCAGAAGCCGGACCTCGCCGTCGAGGATGACGTACCGGACCCGGTCGCCGCTCTCGAGGCCAAGCGCCCGCCGGACATCCCGCGGCAGCGTCGTCTGGCCTTTTACCGTCACCGTGGATTCCTGCATGGGCGCCTCTCCTTACATTTATATATTTCTCCTTACCATATCACACTTCGGGCGCAAAAAATCAAGAGTTCGCCCGAAACCGTCACACATAAGGTGATCGCAATGCACCACGCCCAGATCGCGCAACGCGCCTTCAACACACCGCTGATGGTGGACCCGGCCAAGGCGCTGGCCTTCTTGTCCGGGATGGGACCGCGCATTACCGGGCAGGAAATCACCTTTCAAGGGGTCGATCTTTCCTCCGGGGAGGTCGAACACGCTGCCCTCTCTGCCCGGCCATCGCTCTTCGGTGATGATCTCACTTTGCGTCATCAGAGCAATGGGAACCAGCCCTTTGCAATGATCGACGGCATCGCCGTGATCGAAATCGCGGGCACACTTGTGCACCGTGGCGCCTGGATCGGGCAATCCTCTGGCCTGACCTCATATGAAGGCATCGCAGCTCAGCTGCAGGCGGCCGTCGCGGATCCGGCCGTTCACGGCATTGCGCTCGACATCGACAGCTTCGGCGGCGAGGTCGCCGGAGCCTTCGATCTGGCAGACCGCATCCGGGCAGCGCGGGCGCAGAAACCCATCCATGCCTTTGTCACGGAACATGCCCTCTCCGCAGGTTACGTTCTGGCATCTCAGGCCGACCGGATCATCCTGCCGCGCACCGGTGCGGTCGGCAGCATCGGTGTGGTTGCGCTGCACACCGACATGAGTGGGGCCCTCGACCAGAAGGGCATCGCCGTCACGCTGATCCATGTCGGATCGCACAAGATCGACGCGAACCCGTATCAGCCTCTGCCCGAGGCCATACACGACCAGATGCAGCGTCAGCTGGAGGTGGTCCGTTTCCTCTTCGCCGAAACCGTCGCCGCAGGTCGTGGAGATCGCCTGTCCGATGCCGCAGCTCTGGCCACGGAAGCAGCCGTGTTCCGCGGTGCTGATGCGCTCAAAGCTGGTCTGGCAGACGAGCTTGCCGATCCCGTCACCGCCTTCCGCGCCTTCGCCGCCGCATCCCGCGGCATCACGTCCCCCACCAGAAAGGGTCCACAGATGACGACCACGCCCACCGACACTCCCAACCCGGCTGCAACTGCCATTTCGCCCAATGAAGCTGCCGCCCCGACCACGACGGAACCGCCGGTCGCTGCCGCCGCGCCTGTGACGGACACCCCGGCACCTGCTGCGCCGACACCGGAAGCAGCAGCTATGACCGCCGAGGCCATTCGTGCCGAGGCTGCCGAGGTGGCGCAGGTCTGTGCACAGGCGGCCCGGCTCGGTGTGACCATCGATGCGGCCGACGCCGTCGCGCGAGGACTGAAGCCCGAAGCCCTGCGCGCCCGCGTGCTGGCCGATCTTGCCTCGCGCAGCGATGCGGCGGGCATCATTGCCACCGCACCGGCAGCCGCTGCCACAAAAGACAGCCCGATCATAGCTGCCGCCAGAAAAACCGCGACCGACGCGAAGCGCTGAACCAGCGCCCACCCCCAAAACATGGAGACTGACCAATGCCTGTCCTGACGGAACCGCCCAGCATGGGCGATGTCCTCAAATATGAGGTCAACCCGAACTACACCCGTGAAGTGATCACGCTGCTGCAAGGCATGCCTTATCCGGTCGGCTCGGTGCTCGGCCAGATCACCGCCAGCGGCAAATACAAGCTGGCGACCGCGACCGGATCAGATGGCGCGCAGACCGCCAGCGCCGTGCTGCTCTATGCCGTCGATGCCACACTGGCGGATGCCACCGGCATCGTGGTCGTCCGTGGCCCCTCGATCGTCTCGCGCGCAGGCCTCGCCTATGACGCCACCGTCGATGATGGCACCAAGATCACCGCCAAGGTCGCCCAACTTGCTGCCGTGGGCATCATCGCCCGCGACGGCGTCTGACGCGCGACCTCTGACCCGTGACGTCGCCACCCATTCCCCCACATCTCCGGAGCGCCCCATGACACTTGTTCGCAATCCCTTCGACGCTGGCGGCTATTCGCTGGCCGAGATGACGCAGGCGATCAACATCCTGCCCAACCTCTACACCCGCCTTGGCCAGATCGGCCTGTTTCGCTTTGAGGGCGTCAGCCAGCGGTCGGTGATCATCGAGCAATACGAGGGCGTGCTGAACCTGCTGCCCTCCGTCCCCCTCGGCGGCCCTGCCACCGTCGGCACCCGCGAGGGCCGCTCGATGCGGTCTTTCGCTCTGCCATGGATCCCGCATGATGACGTGATCCTGCCCGGCGACATTCAGGGCCAACCCGCGCTGGGCGTCTTCGACGGTGCCGACCCGCTGGTGGAGGTGATGAACCGCAAACTGCAGCTGATGCGGCGCAAGCATGCCCAGACCCGCGAATACATGGAGATGAACGCGCTGCGCGGCATCGTGAAGGACGGGGCTGGGACCACCCTCTACAATTACTTCACCGAGTTCGGCCTCGCGCAAATCTCGGTGGATTTCCTGCTCGGCACCGCGGGCACAAATGTGCAGGGCAAGGTCCGCGAGGTGTTGCGCGCGGTGGAAGACAACCTGCTGGGCGAGGCGATGTCTTCGGTCCACGCGCTGGTCAGCCGTGAGTTCTTCGACAAGCTGATCTCGCATCCGAAGACCGAGGAGGCATACAAGTTCTATGCGGCCACCGGCGCGCAACCCCTGCGCCAGGATGTGCGTCGCAACTTCCCCTTCGCGGGAATCGTGTTCGAGGAATATTCTGGCACCGTCACCCTTTCCACCAAGGCCACCGAACGGCTGATCCCGGCCAGCGAGGGCATCGCCTTCCCGCTGGGCACCATGGACACCTTCACCACCTATGGTGGCCCGGCCAACCTGCTGGAAGCGGCGAACAGCATGGGCCTGCCGCTCTACGCCCGGCAGCATCTTGACGAGAAAGGCCGCTGGATCGACCTGATGACCGAAGCTTCGATCCTGCCGGTCAACAAGCGGCCGCGCATTGCGATCCGCCTGCACACCTCGAACTGACGGGCGAACCCAATGACCGTCTTCGCCGCCGCCATGGACCGGATTTATTCCAACTCGTCCATGGCCGCGGCCGCGCTCTGGATGTCGGCTACCACGTCCGAGGAAAGAACTATCCGGGTGATCCGCCGCACACCGGATCGCATCACGGAATTCGGGGCCGGGCGCTTTGTCAGCGACACCATGATGGTGGACGTGCGCGTGTACGACCTGCCAGACCCTCGCCCCGGCGATCTGATCGTGATCGGCGCGGACAGCTTCACCGTTCAGGGGGAGCCGATGCGCGATCGCGAGCGCCTGATCTGGTCACTGGAGCTGCGGCCGTCATGAAGCTGACGCCCGAAATCGATCCTGATCTCGTTGCATTGATGGCCGCCGAGTTGCCAGCGTGATCAGCTATTTGAACCGCTTCATCGCACTCTGGAACGACTCCGAGAGACTGTCCCATGCCTGCTCGAAGCCTTTGCGCATATCATCCCAGGCGGCGTCGGACGCCTGCTGCGCCTCCTTCATCTTCGCCTCGGCCTCGTCGCGCTGCTTGCGCATTTCGGCAAGCTGCTTCTCGTATTCGATCTTCGCATCGGCCTGCGCTTCTTTGGCGTTTGCCTGCATCTTGTCGATCTCTGCGTTCCACTTGTCGATATTCGCCTTTGCCTTCTCCACATATGCGTCACGATCAATCATTCGCTTTCCTCCCCGGTTCTGAAGTTGAAATGAACGCGCATCATAGCCGGAAAATGAGGTCTGTGGAAATTTGAAGCTGAAACTCGACATTGATCCCGACCTCGTTGCCATGATGGCCGCTGAAATCAAGGCCGGGGAAAAGGCCGTGAGTGCTGCGATGCGCGAAGCCGGAACCGGGCTGAAATCAGACTGGCGGGCACAAATCACCGGCGCGGGGCTCGGGCGGCGGCTGGCGAATTCGATCCGGAGTCAGACCTATCCAAAGGCCGGGAACAGCCTGAACGCAGCGGCATTGGTCTGGTCGAAGGCCCCTGAGATCATTGGGGCGCATGACACCGGACAGCTGATCCGCTCGAAAAAGGGCTTCTGGCTGGCGATCCCGCTGCCCGCCGCAGGTAAATCCACACGCGGTGGCCGGATCACCCCCGGCGAATGGGAGCGACGACGTGGCCTGCGCCTGCGGTTCGTCTACCGTCGCACCGGTCCAAGCCTGCTGGTGGCCGAGGGGCGGCTGAACACGAAGGGCCAGGCGGTCGTGTCGCGCTCCAAGACCGGGCGCGGAAAGGTCACCGCGCCGATCTTCCTGCTGGTGCCGCAGGTCAAGCTGTCCAAGCGGCTGAACCTCGATCGGGATGCAGAGCGGGCACTCGACAGCGTGCCGGGGTTGATCGTGGCGAATTGGGTGGATGGGAAACTATGACGTCCGCCGTTCAAACAAGCTTTCCGTGCGGTAAGGGCCGCTCTCATCTCAATTCAGTCACCCGCATCTGAATCGAGACGCTACTTTGGGCGCTACAGACTTGCTCAGAAGGGATCGTCGGTCCAGAATATACTTGAGTATGAAACTAGGTACAAAATGACAAACCAAGGGAGATGGCCCTATGAGCATAACGAGGAGGTACGGCGAGACTGTTCACGCCAAAATTCCACCGTATTTTGCCACATTCCCCCCAGTAGCGGATGTGAGTGCTGGCGATGT